CCCGTGTACTTTCTCTCGGTAACCAAATTTTCATCAATAAATGCTTTCCTCCAAAGTTCTATTTGTTCCTCGTAACTTAATTCGATAGCGAGACTAAACCTCAACAAATCATGTTTTTGTAAAATTCTCTGCAATTTAGCGCGAGACATTTCATAGTATTGTTTACCATAAAATTTCACTTCAAACAAGAAATTATCTACACATTGTCCAGTCAATGCTTCCATACTTATTGCCTTTGTAGGAACATGGCACAATAAGCATTTGAAAGCACTTTTAAGTTCGAGAGGAGCTGTAAAAACCCCTAATTTTTTGTCAAAATATATTTTTCTTTTTAAAAATTCGACTTGGTCCAATTTATAATATATGACATTTGACGTAAGGCCTTTATTTAAATCGGAGCCTTGAATACCGATTTCTTCCCAAGCTTGTAATGTAGATGAAACATTAAACTTGGTATATCCTTTCTTAACATTAGCAAGAGAATCGTCACCAAAAGTCAAAAGTAATACTGCCGTATGAAATAATTTGTTAATTTCAGGATATATGTGATAATATGCCATCCTAAAGTTTAAACTATTAATTATACACCCTATCAATGACGTTACATTAGTTCCAGATGGTACAAGCCCATGGACAATAACTAAATCTCCATTCATATTGACTGTAGTATAACATAACATATGTTTTAAACAACGTATGACAACTCTGTCTATGTCTGTTAACTCACCATACGTTTCTATAGGATAAAACATTACATCAATTGCAGCACTCATAATTCTGAACATTGTAGTAAGATCAAAATTTCGAAGGTCACAAGCAACAAACTGACCACTCGGATTAAAACTTACTAATCTAGTGGACATTTTATGCCAATCTGTTCCATGAGGATTTACACCTACGCAAGCCTCAGTGAATTCGGAATTTAAGAAGAAGAACCTACAAGTGGACAATAAGTATGTTCTAAGTATCATTTGAGATATAATGCTACACATATAAAAAGATCTAACTTTGCCTATCTCAATCTTTTCTATAGCTGTAGCTTCATTCTTGAGCATTTGAACATACATGTCATATAAAATCTCACCATTCTGTAGTTTGGAGTGGGCTCGATGATACGCTTCCATAACGTCATCATCTAAAACCCAAATACCATCTTTTTGCGTTGCATAACGATTTTTAGGTCCAGGCTTATAAATTCCAAAAGCAGCACTCATATTAAGTCCACCTTCAAATCTTTTCCCAATGACCCCGTTAACAGCCTCAAATTCGTTAAGTAATCGCAATTCTTTCTTCCAAAAGTCCTTGTTCTTTTCCAGAGGAATACATATTGTACTTATATAATCTCTTTTCGCTTTCTCCAAAGTAGAAAAAGAATTAAATAAGTACAATATGTATTCCTCTGGAAAAGAACAAGGACTTTTGGAAGAAAGAATTGCGATTACTTAACGAATTTG